AGATTGCCTTAGTTCTTCTATTGATTTTGGCTCAGCAGAATCGCAATATATAATTGTATTTTGATATTTGTTCTGTTTTAGAAAAACAGATATATCTTGGTTTGTCATACCAGTTTTATAGCATATTTCCTTTATATAAATTTTATTATTTTGTTTTCTTAATTCAACGATTGCGGTAGGGTCATTAGTGTAACCCCAATCTAACGCTAAAAAAACATCATCACTTTCAGGAAATTCAGAATAATCTATAAAAGACCAGTTATTAAAAATCATACCCTCAGAAAATGTTGCCTTTTCGCCAAGACCATAAACACGCCAATATTGTTCATCTCTGTTTTTCAGTCTTTCTATTTCATCAATAATTTCTTTTTCTAAAAATGCATTGTCTTTATATGTTGAAATAAATGTTTCTGCATCTTCTCTTTCCATAAGTTCATCATAAATCCAATGTATAGGGTCAGACGGATTAAAATCAAGTATAACCTCTCCTGTTGTTCTCATTATTAACTGTCTGAAATCTTCATAAGTAAGCTCATTTGCTTCATTAATAAATAAAATATTTCTCTTTCTTCCTCTAATTTTTTGTGGCTCATCTACACTAATGAATTCCACTTTATGTTTATTAAAATAATAAATCATTTCACTTTTATTTAAATACCCATTATACAATATTCCTACAACTTCTAATATTCCCATAAAATCTCTAAATACTGATGCCCTTACTGCAGGTAAAGTCTTTCTAGCAATGGTTATTATTTGTGGTTTTTTTGTAGCTAACAATAGATGAATTAAATATTGACATATTGCATACGTCTTACCAGACCTTGTGCCACCTTGAAAAATTTTAATTCTTTTTTTACTATTTAAACACTGGTAAAATTGAATATTGCATTTTATTTTTTTGACGGCTGCCATTGTATTATTTCAGTTTTCACATCTCCAGAATGTGTGATTTCCTGTCTTTCAACATACCCTCTATCTTTTGCTTTTGTTTTTAGGTAAAAAATAGTTGCTGTTGGGTTACCGTCTTGTATTTGTTTGAATAATTGACTTTCTGCGAAATCTTTTGCTACATTACTCAAATCGTCAACTTTTTTTTTAAAGTCTGTATCCTCTTTATAATATCGATAAAATGTAGTTCTATCAATACCAACTTGCTTACAGGCCGTGGTAACTACACCTAAAGATTTTTCTAAAGATTCTAATAATGCTTTTTTAGTATGTTGTATTTTGTTGTTTTTCATTTTACAAAATTATGAAATTAATTTTTATATCTATATTTTTACTATGCGAGTATGGTGTAATGGTAGCACAATTAACGTCCAGTTAGTAGGTGAAGTTCAAATCTATCTACTCGCTCAATATATTTTCATATTTAAACATAATTTTTTCATTTGTTTATTTAAAGGATATACATATTTATATTTACCAGATTTTTTTCTTTTAGGTATTTTATCTCTATTTTTTACATTTGCTATTATTCTATCATGTCTCCATTTACCTTTATAATAAACTTCCCATCCACTTGTTTTTGTTTCATCTATAAGAATCCAGTTCGTTGCTTTATATATAATACCTTTATGATTTTGCCCTTTATCTGCATAACTAATTAAAAGTTGTATAGATGGACAATGTTTTTTAGCTAGTTTTATTGCTCTACCTAAAACTTGACTTGTGCTTTCTTGTTTTCCATTTAATGCCATTCTTGTTAATTCTAAATATTGACCATGTGTCAAATTAAAAGAATTTCCTAATCTATAGTTTGCACCACCACCGAAAACTACACATCCGCACCATTCATTTTCTTTATTATAAACATTATATGCCAATCTAGTAACTGGTATTGCTTTTGCATAATGATAATTCATACATGCATATTTAACAGCTTTATAAGACGCTTTTTTTAAAATCATATTTCTCCTGCACTTACTGAAAAATGTGCACCATTATATTTTCTATCTAATAACTCTTTTATATCAATCTCGGCTTTTTGCAAATCATCTACGTTTTGAAATGTTATTTTCATTGTAGCAGGTTTATTCTTTTTATTTTCATCTAATTCATTGAAATCAGGTAATTCATGATAATCTGGTACATCTAAACCCCAATTTTTTATTTCTTCAACATTCCAAGTATTAGCTAATATATCCCAATCCCATTCCCCAAATCCTACATTATCTTTTATTATAAATTCTTTTTTCTGTTCTTCTGTCCATCCGTTTGCAATATCTATAGTAACTTCTTTTAATCCAGCTTTTTGTAAAGCTTTCAATCTCATATTACCACCAAGAACAACCATATTTTCATCTACAATTAATGGTCTTTTTTCTAACATCTCTGGAAAATTTTTTATTGATTTTACTAATTTTTCAAATTTTATATCTGATATAATTCTTGGATTTTCTTTATTAGCATTTGCTGCAGAAGATCCAGCAACTTTAGAAGGTCTTAAAAAAGGTGGTTCAACTTTGGGTTTACCTGTGCCTGGTGCTGGACTTGGAGGAGCAGGTGGAATTGAAGGAACTATTCCTTTTATGTTTAATAGAAGTTCTATTGATACTCCCATGAGTCAGGATATGGCCTCTTTTATGCCTATTGATTCTAATGATAGTGGTGGAAACATTGCTATGTTGGGAGGTAATGGATCTCAATCTACTCCTAGTTCTGGAACTGGTTCT